CAAGTAGTTTCGTCTACTCTTTGACCATTCTCAATAGCAATAAGGTCAGCTAACATATTTCTATAACGCATCTCTTGGTCTTGATTACCACCATCTTCACCTCTTTCAGCAATTGCTCTAGCAAGTGTTGCTTCAATAAGAAGCGTATAAGGTATTTGTACTACTTCAGTGTCAAGAGTTAAGTCATCTTGTGGCATAACTACATTAAAGCGTAATGTGTAAACAGCGTCAGGTATAGGGAATACATCTACTTGAGAATCACCATAGACAGTAACACCATTAAAATTGTAGTATATTGGACTACCTTTTTGTGGATCTGCTAATAATAGATGAGCTTCAAACCATCTACCATCTCTTGGTTGCATAAAGTAATTATCTGTATCATTAATAACTTCTAAAACTCTAAAGCGAGTTCCAGCACCACGAAGGACATAGTTGAATAGATCAGGAGCAGTGGTAGCTGTAAGAGTTGTTCTTAAAACAGACCAGTTCCAAGCATCTTCTATNTCTCGTTTGGATACATTNACAAGTTCNCCAATAAGNGCACTATATGAGTTTTCACTCACAGAGGCTACAGTTGGTTCTCTTAATCTTCGTAAAACCTTATTGACAACTTCTAAATAAGTCATGTATTATTTTCCCAGTATATATAACAATTATACCATAATTATGGTTTAATGTCAACTACTTCTTTTTGTTTTTATTTCTGTTAGATATTGCTTTAGCTTTAGCCTTTGCATCTGCTTTAGAAGAAGCACCCCAAGCTTTAAGAGATAGTAGTAATCTTGTAGGCTCTCCATTAGGTTTCTTTTCAGGTCCTGGCATACCACCCATACGAGCTAAGAAAGAAGCTCTACGAGGGTTATCACCAGCTTTAACAGGGGCTTTTAAAGTGCCTCCTGTATAACTAGCTCTTCCTTTGGCATTCAACCCACCTTTAGGATTCTTGCCTTCTTTTCTTGTCCACGCTGGAGTACTCATTTCTTTTTAGGTTTAACAACCATTTTTTTACCTGATTTCTTAGCTGCTTTTTTAGCTGCTTCCATACCAGTCTTAGTGTAGCTATATTTTTTTCCGTTTACCATTGGCATAATATTTTCCTTTTAGTTAAAGTTTCTTTTACCTTTATTATCTATTACTAAGGCTTGTTTTCTAGGGGTACTGCCTTTAACAGTTGGAATAGATATGTGTACCCAACTATCAAATTCTAATATAACCTGATCGTAAGGAATATCAGCAGTAACAATGGCTCTAACCACAGCATCAGGAGACATTCCCTTGACATTAAAGTCAGCTGCACACCCCTCACAATGTTGAGATGTTTTAGATCCACCCACTGATTCATTAACTTCCTTTGATCTATATCCTGAACTTATGGATATGGGTTTATTAACCACTTTACGGACTTGTTCTAAAAATAAAGCAAGTCTTTCTAAATTATCTTTTACTTTAGCAGAGGGTGTATTGTCTACTCCTCTTCTACTTGCTACTTGACTAAATGTAAGTTCTTCTAAACTAAAGTTAGGAGTTAATTTCATTTCTTCTTAATATAGAACAAACTGCGTTCTCCAAAGAGATAGAATCCAACTGCACTAGCAAAGTTATTAACCTCATCACTTGGTTGTCCACTACATATCGTATATACCCATGTAGAAAGCACAAGAACCCCTATTATAGGACGCATCAGTCTAACTATGGCTTCTACCCAAGGGTAAGACGGATTACCTGCCCCAACCTCATTCATAACCTTAAAGAACTCTAAATCTATACTCTTCATTTGAGTATATTGTTCAATAGTAGCTGGTTTAAACACATCGGGTGCTACAAACTTATTAATAAGAGACTTACCTAAATCCATAGCTACAGGTAAGAATGCAGATAATATGGTTATTGGATCCATTAAAATTCCTCTAAATTAAAGTTATGCTCATCACAAACCATCTTTGAATACTTTTTAAACTTAACTGAGTGCTTATCATAATCCGTATGCCCACTATTCCATAACATACAATGGACCATTTCGTGCATAAGGGTCTCAGATACTTTTAAAAAAGAATCATTAGCAATGTCTACTTCTATTCTTGTAGGGTAAGTGTGAAAGTACCCTAACACTTCTCCCTTTGTATCCATCACTCCAAAGCCCACTTTATGAGGTGCTGGCATTGGGTATAGATTAAAGGGTGGTAGTTTAACAAAACAGGCATAGAGTTTACGCAAGTTTTGTTTAGTTAATAGCATCTTAAAAGAATTTATGTGTTAGTAAAAAAACAATAACGAACCCTGCTGTTCCTAAAAGTATTTGCTCTAGTCTTTTAAGACGAGCATTAATTGACTCATAACGAAAAGCACATACTTCTTCATGCGTACTTAGTCTTGACTCAACTTCATTTACATTATGCTTAACCATTACTAACTCCAATTTTGATTATTAAGTACTGTAATAAGCTCTTCTACAGTAGTTGATGCTTGTATATCAACTTCTAATCTATTTGACTCTGTGATGATTTGTGTGCGTTCTAAAGCTACTTTTGCAGGGATCTCTATAGCTCTTTCAGCTTTACGAATAACATACCAATCGGTAGAATTTAGTAGTTTACCTGCTGTATCTTTAACTTGAGCTACAAATTGACTTTTAAGTCCTTTAGTTACCACTTGTTCTGTAGTGTCAACCATAGACTCTGTAGCTTTGTCATACACTTGTTTGTAGAGTGGTGAGCCATCTTCTTTAACTTCAAGTTTATCTTCAAGAGCTTTAGGTAAGTCTGTGTCCCAGTAGAATCTTGAGTCAAATGGTGCTGGGTCTGCTACCCATGTAATGCCAATAGCTGCTTTTTGTTCTTCTGTAGAAGTGTTAAGCCATTGTGGTGGGTATTGTGTTCCATTAGCATCATAAAAGGAGGTTCCCTCTGCTAATCTATTTCCGTTTAATAAAAACATAGTTTTCTCCTGTTATCTTGCGTTAGCGTTTTTAAATGGGTTTTCTGCAAATGCCATGTATATAAATGTTTGACCTGAACCATTACTACCTGCGTCTGTGCTTCTCCATTTAAAACCATTACTTAAAAAATCACAAGCATCAGAAGTTCCTTCTGCATTAGATAAATTAGGTAATAAATATGAATTTGTTACATTATAAGTATTTCTTGAAGAATCAAATACAGACCAATTTCTTGCGCCATCAGTAGAGCTTTTCCATAATANANATTTAGGNCTAAANCCNNNATATANAAANGGCCCNTCAGNAGAACCATTACCTGTGTAAGAACCAAACTTACTAAACCCTGCTATTTCTGCCCAACAATAGGCTACATATTTTTCACCATTTGCACCTACATTACCTTCTAAACCATTTACAGAAAATACAGTACTTGTTGGTGCAGTATTATTCCAATAAGATGTTGAAGTTGCTGCGGCAGCAGTTGTGTTTAATATGAGATATTGATTAGTTGCTAAAGAGCCATGATATACAGGCCAGGGTCTGCCAATGTCCCTATCTTTAAGAATAATTAATTTAGGTGCAACCCCAAGTCCATGACCGATAGTCATAGCTCCACCATTACCTGTGTAAAGAACAATACTAAACCCAGCAGTTGCGTTTACAGATACAGTACTCGTGATGGTACCACTCGTGTTAGATGATGTTGTTCCTTGACCAGCTTGCCATTGCCAGCCTACATAAGTATCACCATTAAGATTCCATCCATAATAAGCATCAACAGTATCAGCACCTAATGTAAATCCGTTTGAAGCAAAACCAACACCTTGTGCATCATAAATTTCTGCATTAGTTTGGTTAGAGGATAATTGATAACCAGCACCACGAANAGAGTCAGCTAAAATATGCCATGTTGCTCCACTACTTCTTGACTTTACCCATACTAAATCAGTTTTAAAGGAGCCAGCATTAGTTACTGTGCGACTAGCACCATTACCTGTATATAGCGTTGCATCCATCACAGTATTACCTTTTTTGATAGTGCTATCAGGTAGGTTAAATGTGTTTAGTCTTACAAAGCCTGTAGGTGGTGTGTATGCAAACGGTCTTTGACCGAAGTTTACTTGATGCCCTGCATTTATGTAACCATAAACAAATACAGTCCATTGTATCCCAGCTAAATCGCTATATGCAGTTCCTTGACTTGTTCCATTTTTATAAAAAACTATTGTGCCAGCATCCATATCAACAGCAACGCCTAATGTATCACCAGCAGCCCAAGATGCACCATAAGCTGAAGATGTTCCATTACTTTCTTTTACTCCTGTTTTTCTATATGCTCTATAAATTCCGCCAGAAGTAAAAGTAGTTCCTGTTTGGTCAATCGTAACACCAATCCAATTATCTGTGCCTGTTGCAGAGCAATAGGT